CGCCTATGCTGGTTACGCTGAGCCATTTCCGCGAGCTTTGCGGGTGCTGACAAAGGACGAAATAATTGACATGGCAAAGGAGGCGGAGAAATTCAAAACGCGGCCCTTGGATTCGATGCGATATTATCAGTGGCCAGTGAAGAATCAACAGCGCACAAATTACTGCTGGGCGTATGCAACTGTTTACGCTTTGGAACTAGCAATGCTGCGGCAAAACCAGAAGATTCCGCGGCTGTCCGCGGCTAGCGTGGCGGCCCCGATTAAGAACTTTCGCAACCAAGGCGGCTGGGGCCAAGACGCGCTCAAGTATCTTGCTGCAAAGGGCTGTGTTCCTGAAGACTTTTGGCCAAACGCTTCGATCGATCGCAGACATGACTCAGAAGCGAACAGGCTGCGAGCCTTAAACTACCGGTGCCGCGAATGGATCGAAATCACACCGAGGAACAAGCTGCAGGCGGCAACGATTGTCCTTATGGGCTACGCAATCTCAGCCGGGTTTAACTGGTGGGGCCATCAAATCACGATCGTCGGAGTCTCGATTCGTAACGGTGAAATCGGTTGGCACATTGCGAACAGCTGGGGACCGGACTGGGGCGAGAACGGCCTTGGCGAGCTGCACGGGACGAAGGCACTCTTTGACGATGCGGTCTGCTGTTCTGCTGGGAGCCTATCATAATGATCCGGACGCTTGTAGTGCTTATGGCGGCGGCCATGCTTGCCGATGACTTGTGGAAGTTCAAGGTGATCGAAATCCGCAAGGCGGCGAAGCCACAGCAAGAGCAGGGGACGCCAATCAAAACGACAGAGCAGCCAGAGCCAGCAGCAGCAGCCGAGCCGGAGTCGGAGTTTTATCTTGTGATGTTTACAGCGAGCTGGTGTGGTCCTTGCCAGAAGTACAAGTCCACGACGCTCCCGGCGATAAAAGATTTTGTAAGCGTGACGGAGACCGACATGGACACAAGTCCGGAGTATTGGCGAGCCCGAGTGGTCCGCGGCCCGGACGGGCGAAACCAGACGCTGCCAGGCGTGCAATCCATCCCAAGCTTTTGGCTGTGTCGGAAGTCTGATCGCTGGCCGGTGGCTCGCTGGACCGGTCCGCTCGCTCCAGCAACGCTGAAGGCGGAGATCGCGCGGCGGGCGGCGGCCCCGGCTCCGAGGGGCTGAGCGGCGATGGTTGAACCATACCACCAGGACGAACGGGTCACACTGTACCACGGCGACTGCCTGCAGGTGCTGGCGGATCTGCCGGCGGATTCAGTGGACGCTGTTGTCACTGACCCGCCGTATGGTCTGGCGTTCATGGGCAAGCGGTGGGACTACGATGTCCCGAGCGTTGAGATCTGGCAGCAGGTGCTGCGAGTCCTAAAACCCGGAGGTCATTTGCTGGCGTTTGCGGGCACGCGGACACAGCATCGCATGGCGGTGCGGATCGAGGATGCGGGGTTTGAAATCCGGGATTTGATTATGTGGGTTTACGGCAGTGGGTTTCCAAAAAGTTTGGACGTCAGCAAGGCGATTGATAAGCGCGGCGGCAACGTTGCGGCGTTCACCGAGTTTCGCGATGCGGTCAAGGCAGCGATGCAGCGCAACGGGATGAGCCGCCAGCAGTTGCAGGATGCGCTTGGAAACTTTATGCTGTCGCACTACCTGACGGCGGGAAGCCAACCAGCCGTGCCGGTGTTGCGCGATTACCGCATCATCCGAGACACGGTTGGCCTTGGACACCAGTTCGACGAGCTGTTCAACGACGAAGCCGAGCGGGAGGTGGTGGGGCAGCGGGTCGGAGTGGATACCACAAAGCAGCGAATAGCATGCGCGACGTCAGCGCAAGGGTTAGACAAATCCGTTAGTCACACGTTTGACATTACAGCCCCCGCAACCGAAGCCGCGAAGCAGTGGGCGGGCTGGGGCACTGCTCTCAAGCCGGCGGTGGAACCGGTCACAATGGCACGCAAACCACTGGCCGGCACCGTGGCGGAAAACGTGCTGCAGTACGGCACCGGCGGCATCAACGTGGATGGGTGCAGGGTGGGGACGGAAGTGGTCGGATGGTCCGGCGGTGCTGCTGGTGGGAACACATGGGACGCAACCAACTGCGGACTGAGCAAGCCGGGGGAGGCAAGGCCCGTTACAGGCCGATGGCCCGCAAACGTCATCCACGACGGCAGCGAGGAAGTGGTGCGGCTGTTTCCGGAGACGGACGCGGATGGAGGCTCCGCAGCCCGTTTCTTTTACACGGCCAAAGCCGACGCCAGCGAACGCCGAGGCAGCAAACACCCGACAGTCAAGCCGCTGGATCTGATGCGGTATCTGGTCCGATTGGTTTGTCCGGTGGGTGGTGTTGTGCTTGATCCATTCAGCGGATCTGGAACAACGATCGAAGCGGCACGGGATGAACATTGCCGGAGCATTGGCATTGAGATGAACGCGGAGTATCTGGCGGACACGTTGGAGCGACTCAAGCAGGGCGTTTTGTTTTGAGGCTTGCAAAGTGATTACCGTGACAAAGCAAGGCAAGACCAAGCTGGACGCCGCGGAGCGTTACGCCAAAACGAAGGCGGCCATGGCGGCCCGCTCCCGCGAAGCCTCGGCCAGCGGTCGCGACATCGGCGAGCTTCCTGCAGTGGTCGAGCCCGAGCTGCGGCAGCAGTGCGAAGCGAGCCTCCGGCAGTTCTTGGAGATCTGCTTCCCGATGGCCTTCAGGCTCGGCTGGTGTGAGGATCACTTGGTCCTGATCGCAGAGCTTCAGCGGGTAATCCTCAGCGGTGGCTTCCGCGCAATCGGGATGCCACGCGGGACCGGGAAGTCTACGATCGTCATGCGGGCGATGATCTGGGCGATCTGCATCCGCAAACACCCCTTCAGCATGATCGCGGCGGCCAACGCCGGCAAGGCGGAGAAGCTGCTCCGAGACATCGTGACCGAGGTCTCCCACAATCAGACGCTAATGGATCTCTGGCCAGAAGTCTGCTACCCATTTAGACGACTGGAGGGCGTGGCCAATAGAGCCAAGGGCCAGCTATTCCGAGGGGCCAACACAAACATACAAGCCAGCACAAAGACGGTGGTTTTTGCTACGCTTGACGGCTTCCCCGGGACCGGGGCCATCGTCTCTGCAGCTGGTCTGATGGAGGCTGTCCGCGGGGCTTTGCATACGCTTCCGGACGGGCGAGTGATCCGGCCCTCGATGCTGCTTTGCGACGACTTCCAGACAAGGGAGTCGGCCATGAGTCCGCTTCAGTGCCACTCAAGGACCGAAGTGATCCAGAACGATCTGGTCGGGATGGCTGGCCCGGACTCGCCATTTTGCGCACTGGTGACGTGTACTGTGATTCGGGCGGACGACGCGGCGGATCGGCTTCTGAATCCCGAGCTGCATCCGGACTGGTGTGGAATCCGCCGGCAGTTTGTGCGGCAAATGCCGAATGATGACGCAATGAAGCTTTGGGCACAGTACGCCGACATTAGAGCGCAGTCCCTCCGGCAGCATGGCGACATTCGGGACGCCTCGGGATTTTACTCCCGCCACAAGGCCGAAATGGACGCCGGCTCTGAGGTGGCGTGGCCGGCTCGGTTCGCTGCGGATCGCGGTGAAATCTCAGCCCTCCAGCACGCGATGGAGTGGTATTACCGAAGCCGGAGTGGATTCTTTAGCGAGCTGCAAAACGAGCCTCAAAAGGACGACAACGAGGCTCGGACGTGGCTTACGTCTCAGGACATTGCGGAGACTCGCCGGATCAGGCTTCCGCGTGGCGTGGCTCCCGCCGGATTTCATCGACTGGTGGCGATGGTGGACGTCCAGCAGACGCTGCTCTATTACACGGTCGCGGCGGCAAAGGAGGACGGTAGTCTTCACGTCATGCGGTACGGGACTTTTCCGGAGCAGGATGAGCCCTACTTCGCGCTTCGCGAAGCTCGCCGGAAGATCGTCTCGCGGTATCCCGGAGCCGGTGAGCTGGCGGCCCTATCCTTGGCCATCACGGACTTCGCGGACTGGCTCTTCACAACCAGCTGGCGGACGGAAACCGGAGATCATCTGACGCCGGAGCTAGTGGCTTACGATGCTAGGTGGAAAACGGATTTGGTCAAGCAGGCTCTGGCCCGGAGCCCTCACGCGAAGTTGCTGATCGGATATCTGGGCCAGAGCTTCCGAGCGGCGGACAAGCCAATCCAAGAACGGAAATATGATCCGGGCTCACGGGTCGGCCTTGGCTGGGTTCTGCAACGCCGGAAGGCGGCGGCGGACGTTCGGACAATTCTCAGCGACGTGAATTTTTGGAAGACCAGTTTGGCGGATCAGATGGCGATCAGAATCGGCCATCCCGGAGCGGTGACGCTGTATGACGGACTTCACAGGATGTACTCGGAACACTTGGTCAGCGAGTACGCAACGCAGACCGAGGGCAGAGGTCGCACGGTCATGGAATGGAAGCTCCGGGTCGGCCAAGAGAATCACTGGCTGGACTCGACGGTAGGCTGTCTGGTGTTGGCCAGTGTCCTCGGGTGTAACATTCCCGAGGTGGCCGAGGCTGGCGAGAAGCGGCGGAAGAAGAAACCAAGACGAAAAACGGAGGTCAGAACGTGAAGGCAGGCAGACCAAGGGGCTCATCCAGTTTTGAGCGCGATCTTGTAGACGCTCCCGTCAGCCGGTGCGCTCGCTGCGGATCGACGGAGCGGCTTGACTATCGCAACGTCGAAACAATCCACGGCGAAGGGCGAGATCCGCAGGGTCGGCCTTATACGGCGGTCGAGCTGCGGCCTACTAAGTGTATCAGTTGCGGGCAGTCGCGAATCGATCGGACGTGGATTTACTGCCCGGTGAAATAGGGATTCCCTATTTAATATCTAGACGACTGCGCCGGAAGCTCGCACACTCCCGGCATGACTACCGAAACAACGACGCAAAAGATCGCACGCCTCCGCGAGCTGCTAGAGTCAGGAGTAACATCCGACAGCAGAGACGGGGCCAGCACGTCCTTTGATCTGGAGTCTGTTCGCCGCGAACTGCTGCGGCTGGAGCAGGAAGCCGGGACACGCCGGCAGCGGCCTCGGGTGTTGAATATGCAAATGGGGAGACGCTGAGCCATGGCGCAGACGCTCCCGCAGACATCCGACTCCACCTATCAAGCCCTGAATCCCGGCAACCGCCGGCGATCCGCGAGCCAGCGGATCAGGCTGGAGGACAGACTCCTCACAGATCGACGCCGCGAGGCTCTCGCAGCCAACGCTCTCGACGTCCATCGCAATATGGGGCTGCTCGGCTGGGCGATTCGCCGGACGCTGGACTACTGCTGTTTGTGGGACTTTCAGCCACGCACGGGCGACAAAGGGCTGGACGCCGCGCTTAAGTCTCTAATGGCTCGCGACTGTGAGCCCGAGCGGGTAGATGTGTTTGGCCGGATGGACTGGGACGACTTTCGCCGCGTGGCGGAGGCTCAGAAGCTACTGACGGGCGACTGCTTTTTTATCAAGCAGAACGACTGGACACTTCAGCTGGTCGAGGGGGCGTGGTGTCAAAATCCAACGGACGCCCGGACTGACGCCGGCCAGTGGCTGAACGGGGCCAAGCTGCGGAACGGGCGGATAGTCGCTTGGGCTTTCAACGAGGAAGATCCTCTTACGGGTGTTCGGTCAGCCCGGACGGTTCGGCAGTCGCAGGTTTGGCAGCACTGCCAATTCGAAGCCCGGCCCAATCAGATTCGGCCCCAGTCCCCAATCGTTGCGGCTCTGAATGAGTTTCGGGACGTCGATGAGACTTTCGATCACATGCGGGCAAAGGTCAAGCTCGATCAGTTGTTTGGCATCGCCTTTTCACGCAAGGACGATGCTGAGGCATTCGATCAGGACTCCGACGCCGAAGGCTCACAGGATCAGGCGGCTCGCGTGGTTGACTTTGGCCAAGGGCCGGCTGTGTTTGATCTCGATCAGGGCGAATCTGTCGAAGCAATCCAAAGCGGCAATCCCGCGACGAACACACAGGATTTCCTCAAGCTCTGCATTCAGGTTGCGCTTAAAGTCCTTGATCTGCCGACGACTTTTTTCTTTGAGGATTACACGAATTTCTTCGGATCGCGGGCCAGCTGGCTTTTGTTTGAGCGAGCTTGTCACGCTCGCCGGAAAACACAGGAGCGGCTTCATAAGCGATTCACCAGTTGGAAGCTGCTTCAGTGGACGCTGCCGGTCGAGTTCGGCGGGACGGGCGAGCTGGTTCTGCCAGCAGGCCAACTGATCACCGATCTCAAGTGGCGATGGGTGCCGCGTGGCGTGGCGTGGTGGAGACCGCAGGAAGAGCTGGACGTCGCGCTGCGGTCAGTCGCGGCTGGGCTTCAGTCCATGCAGGACATCTGCGACGAACGCGGCCTCGGGGATTACCTTGAGAACGTGGCTGAGATTATGAGGGAAAAGGAAGAGCTGGCGGCCATGGGCTTCCAGCAGGTTACAAACGCCGGAGCGATGATCCGGCTGGAGGGTCAGCAGTGAGCGCAACTTCGAGGCTGTGGCAGATCGATCCCCGGTGGCTTCAGGGCTACGCTCTAAAGGCGGCGGCCCGGTCAGGCGTACGCGCTGACGGCATGAGCCCAGATAAGATCGACGATTACTTCTACGATATGTGGTCCGAGATGCTGGGCTTCGACACAGCGGCCCCGCTCGACTACACAGAGGACGGGATCGCAATCCTCACGATCGGCGGCCCGCTCGTGAAGGGCAAGACATCGCCTTATGTCAGCAACTACGCGGCAATCGAGGAGGGTCTCGATCAGCTGCTGCTGGCTCCTCCGCGGGCGGTGGTTCTGAAGATGGACAGTCCCGGCGGTATGGTCGCAGGCCTGGAGCGGTGCGTCCAAAAGATCAGCCGCCTGGCAGAGAATACCCTCGTGGTGGCCAGCGTGAACGGGGACGCCTTCTCCGCGGCCTACCGCCTGGCTTCGCAAGCTGGCTCGATCTGGGCCAGCTCTGACAGCGAGATCGGATCGATCGGGACTTATTGGCAGCTCCTCGACTTTTCGGCGGCCTTCGCGGCTGACGGGATCAAGTCTGTCATGCTCACGACTGGACCGTTCAAGGGTGTCGGAGCTGTGGGTGAGCCGATCACGGACGACCAGACGGCCTTCCTGCAGGGCAAGGTGGAAGAAGCAAACACAAGATTCCTTGCGGATCTTATGACAGGCCGCGGACTGGCAGCAGACCAGATCGAAGCGGTCTCTGATGGACGATGGTGGTCCGCGGCTGAAGCCGTCGGGCTCGGTTTGATTGATCAGATCGGGGGGCTGGGAGACGTTCTTGCAGCCATCCGCTCTAAGTTCGAAGGTGAGGTTAGTATGACGAAGGAAACCTTGACGCCGGCAACGGCTCAGGAGCCATCCGCAGCGGTCGAGGTTTCCGCGGCGGCGCAGGCAGCAACACCAGTCCCGGCGGCTCCCGGTCTGGCTCAGTACATGGCGGCGTTCGGCGATGCCGAAGGAGCCAAGATGTTTTTGGCTGGAACCAGCTGGCCAGACGCGCAGGCGGCCCAGCTCGAAACGCTGCGCGGTTCACTGCAGGACGCTCAGGCCGAGATTTCGCAGCTCAGGGGCCAGCTTGCCAACGTGGCGGCAGAAGCTCGCGGCGTGGCCTCCCCGGTGGCTGTCCCGCAGGGTCAGGCTAAGGCCCGCGGCCTTGCTGACGTGTCCAAGTTCCGCGGCTGATCCGCGGCCTGTTTTTTCTGTGTTTATTCTCTGATGTTTTGAAAGGTTAGAACAATGGCTGACACGCTCACTACTTTGGCGGAACTGGTCCGCTTTAACTCGTTGGACGTCAATCCGGCTGAGATTACCGACATTTTGAACAAGGCTCCAGTCCTTGCGGCTCTGCACGCCATGCAGAGCAGTAACGGCACCACCCACAAGTTCAACGTCGAAACGACGGCTCCCGTCATCGGCTTCCGAGCGGTCAACGCCGGGGCGGATTACACGGCCTCAATCTCGACTCAGACGTCGATCGATTTGAAGTACATTGACGCCAAGATCATCGAGGACGTGGCACTGTGTAACGCTTTTCGAGGCGGCCCCCAAGCGTTCATGGCCTCGCGTCTCCGCCGGCAGCTGCGGGAAGCTCTCTTCGTCTTGGAGAAGCAATTCTTCAACGGGACCGTCGGCGGCAGCGCAACGGGCTTTCTTGGTTTGGCCGACTCTGCAAACTATAACCAAATTGCAGACGCTTTGGTTGTCAACGCCGCAGGAACTACAGCGGGGACAGGCTCCTCGGTGTATTTCTTGCGATCAACTGCAGACGACAGCTCTGTCGCCTTGGTTGGTGCGGGTGACGCTCAGCTGGCCGGGCCGAACATCAATTTCACGGTCGGCGACATCTTCCAGTCCGTCGTCCCGGGCAGCAACAGCCTGAGCATGGTGGCTTACGCTCAAGACTGCGGCGGCCATCTCGGTGTGCAGATCGGCTCGAAGTTTGCGGTCTCCCGCATTGCAAACTTGACCGAAGATTCTGGCAAGGGTCTCACCGATCTGCTGCTTGCCAAAGCTTTGGCATTGTTCCCAGTTGGTGATCCGCCGACTCACATTTGTATGAATCGCCGATCGCTGCGGCAGCTGCAGAGCAGCCGCACGACTTACAGCCCGATCGGAATGCCAGCTCCACGACCGACAGAGTACGAGGGCATTCCGATCATCGTGACCGATGCTTTGTTAAGCACGGAAACTTTGCTGGTCTGATCCGACTTGTGTTTTCGCTCCCCGGCTGCGGTTGGTCCTCCTCCTCACGTCACAGCCTCCGCAGCCGGGGCTCTTTTGTTTCTTTGGTGTCTTATGGTCTCCCCAATCGCAGCAGCAGCCAAAGCAGCTCAAGCGGCCTCCATGCGAGTCCGCGGGGAATCCGTTACGTTTACACGCGGGGCCAACAGCTGCACGCTGCAGGCAATCCGTGGCCAAAGGCTCTGGGATCGCTCCGAAGCCGGCTCCGGTGTGCAGGTCGGCGATCGGTCTGAGGACTGGATTGTCAAGGCGGCGGACCTAGTGATTGACTCGGCGACAGTAACGCCAGTCCGAGGTGACACGATCACGGCGGACGGAATTGTCTTTCGCGTCATGCCATTTGGCTCAGCCGATCAGCTCTGGCAGTATCACGACAGGGACCGGCTTTACATCCGAATCCACACCAAGGAGCGGACGTAGTGGCCAGCAGAATTAGAACACTTTCCGCGGCGGTGGTCGCGGCAATCAACGCCGACGGCTCACTTCCGGCAGGCGTGACGGCTGAGCGGGTTCGCTCAGTGACGTATCTCACGGCGGGCTTCAGCAGCGGCACGCCGGGCAAGATCGGCGTGATCTGTCCGGGGACTGAGGATGAGTCCGATCGGTCTGGCGTGGCTGAATCAATCCGGCTTGCGGTGGTGTTTGTGGCTCGGTGCGCGGCTGAGGCCGTGGCAAGCTCGGACGCCTTCGAGGACTTTCTGGAGGGGCTCTGCGATGCGATGCGGACGTCCACGACTTACGAGTCAATCAGCCTCGGCGGCGGCCTTGCGGCGCAGCGGCGAGACGTCCAAATTGTTACGACTTGTGACCCGGGAATGCTGGATCAATCGGAGATGTTTGTCGGAGTGATCGAGGCTCGCTGGTTCGTTTCAGTGGGGGCCAGAGCATGAGCGGGATCGTCACGACAAACATGGACGTCAAAATAAACGCTCGGTTCCTCGACAGGGAGCTGGCCAAAACGCTCGGCCCAACGATGCGGCGATACTTTACGCGAGCGGGCGGAGCGATCCGGACGACGGCTAGGCGATCGTTGAAAAGGGCGGCACAAAAGCCACTCAGCGAGCTGACAGAAGAACAGCGGGCAAGCTACGAGGCGTGGAAGGCTCGCTATGAACGTGGCCAGTCTGTACTGAAGCCGCGGCGGCCTGAAAAGTCTGCAAAGCCAGGCCAGCCTCCGTTGCTGCATCCAAAGCGCAGCGGCGGCAGTCTGCTCAAGTCTCGGCTGTTTTTTGCTCTGTCAGAAGATCGGACGTATGTCGTCATCGGTCCCGAGCTAATCGGGGCAAACAAGCGAATAAAGCGCGAAAGGCGTGGACTGTCTTCAGTCGAGGAGCTGGAGCAGGGGTTTCCGTTTATGGAGCCGGCTTTTCAGGCGATTCTTCCTCAGCTTCCCAAGTATCTCGAAATGGCGAAAGGTTAGACCATGCCAGCAGCAGCAGACGGTGCAGTCCTCGGTGATAATTGCCAACTTCATTTTTCCGCAACGCTCGGCGGTGCAGGGGCTCTCACCGAAGTCCCAGTGGTAATTGACGACGGCGTAAATTCAGAACGGCGAGTGGCGGAAGTCAACGCTCGTGGTGACAGTGAAATCACGGAGATTTTGGGCAAGCCGAAGCACTCAATCTCCGCCAATTTGTTATTCAAGCGAGGCTCTCCGGGAGCGACGTTTGTGACGCTGCGGAACGCCTACGTTGCAAATACGGTCTTGCACTTCGCCCTGACCA